CCTCCGAAAACGACCTCCGTCGCTGGGGTGTTTCGGAGGCGCTTCTGGACAAGATCCGCTTCTACATCGGCAAGGCTGACGCGAAGGGCGCACGGGCGCTCTATGAACGCGCCTTGCTTTTGACCATCGAGGAGGCCCGCGCCCTGACCACCGCAGAGCATCACGGCTACATGGTTGACGTCGTGCAGCCCCAATGGGACTACCGCTACGCCAGAAACGGCAAATACGCCGACCTCCCATGGCAGGCCCAGTGCGTCATCTACTCCGGCGTCTACCAGCATGGCTGGAAGGGATACCGCAACAGGGCAGAGCATACGCTGGAGGCGCTTGAGGCCCACGACTGGCCCCGCGCCGTCCGCAACCTCCGTTCCGGCGTCAAGGGCTGGGGTGCCGACTACTGGCAGAGGCGCAAGATGGAAGGCGACCTCCTCGCAGAGCTTTGCTAGCGGAGGCAGGGCCATGACAGACGCCGGAGACCTTGGAGACGTGACGATGAGCCAGACCGCGGAAAATTTCGGCTCCATACTCGGGGGCGTTCTCAGCGTCCCCTGGCTCAAGGCGGGTGCCGCCTGCGTCCTCGCCGGATGCGAGGCGCTGGGCCTTCCCATCGACCTCGTATGGGTGCTCGTAGGCCTCTTCGTGGGGGACTTCGTGCTTGGCATCTGGCTGGCCGCGAAAAGGCGCACGTTCAGCCTCGCCCGTTTCGCCAGAGGCTTCGCCAAGATTCCCGTCTACACCCTGCTCCTCGTGGTCGGCTGGCTCTGCCAGTACGTCCTGCAGGCCGTGCTGGGGCAGACCGTTCCGGCCCCGCTGTGGGTCTGCGCCTATCTCGCGATGCACGAGGCCCTGTCCCTGCTGACCAAGTGCGAAGCGCTGGATCTGCCGATTCCGCGCTTTCTCAAGCGCGTCTTGAAGCGCCTCAACGACGGCGTGGAGAAGAAGGTGGACGAGGCGCTGGACATCATCGACAAGCCGGAACGCAAGGATGACGGGGCGTTCAGGAAGTTCTAGGAGGAAATCAGGTGGCAGAGTTAAAGGTGGAGACGTGGCCGATAGAGCGTTGCATCATGTACGCACGCAACCCCAGGAAGAACGACGAGCAGGTGGACAGGATGGCGTCTGCCATCAGGGAGTTCGGCTTCCGCATCCCCATCGTGGCCCGAAGCGACGGTTCCTTGGTGGATGGGCACCTCCGGTTGAAGGCAGCACAGAAGCTGGGCCTCAAGGAAGTCCCCGTGGCCCTCGCGGACGAACTGAGCGATGCCCAGATCAAGGCCTTCCGCATCCTCGCGAACAAGAGCGCCAACTGGGCAGAGTGGGATACCGACCTTTTGCGCGTAGAGTTCGAGGAACTGCAGGAGATGGGCTTCGACCTTGAGCTGACGGGCTTCGAGCTTCCCGAACTGGACGAGATTTTGAGCGCCGGAGACGCTGGAGGTGCGGAAGGCCAGACCGACCCTGATGCCGTTCCCGAAGCGCAAGAGGAGGCCGTCACCCGCGAGGGCGACGTATGGCTCCTCGGTAGGCATCGGCTCATGTGCGGAGACAGCACTGATGCGGGGAGCGTGGCTCTGCTCATGGAGAACGGCAGGGCCGACCTCGTGCTGACAGACCCGCCCTATGGCGTGAACGCCGTCAACAGCAAGGGCCAGACGAGGAACGACTACAGTAGGTGCATTGCCTCTGCTGGCGTTTACGCGCCCATCATTGGAGACGAGTCCACCGAAACGGCGAGAAAGTCCTATGAGGTTGCGAAAGAGGCTAGCGCGGTTCAGGTGATTTTCGGGGGCAACTACTTCACAGACTTTTTGCCTCCGTCGAGGTGCTGGTACGTTTGGGACAAAGGACAGCCCGATGGCACGCCATTCGCTCAGTGCGAGCTTGCTTGGGTAAGCAAAGACGGCAACGTGCGTCTGTTCAAGCGCCTCTGGGCGGGCCTGTGTCGCGAGGGCGACCGTGCCGTGGAAGGCGTCAAACGCATCCATCCAACGCAGAAGCCCGTGTCGCTCTGCGAGGACATCATCGGCGAGTTTCCAGAAGCAAAAACCGTCCTCGACCTCTTCGGCGGTTCCGGCTCCACGCTCATCGCCTGCGAGAAGACGGGCAGGGTCTGCCGGATGATGGAGCTCTCCCCGCGCTATGTGGACGTCATCGTCCGCCGCTGGCAGGAGTTTACGGGGCAGGAGGCAACGCTGGAAGGGGACGGCAGGACGTTTGCTCAGGTCAAGGAAGAGAGATTTGCGTAATTTTGGAGTATAAAAAATGGGACGCCCCGCAAAACAACGAAACGAAACAGACGGCAAGGTCGTGGAGGCTCTTGCCGCTTTCGGCGTTCCGCAGGAGTCGATAGCGGGGCATATCGGGATGTCCGTGCCCACTCTGGTGAAGCTCTACAAGGCGGAGCTGAAGAAGGGCAAGTCCACAGGCGACGTCAAGCTTATGGAAACCGCCTTCAGCAAGGCCACGAAAGACCGCGACACCGCCATGCTGATCTTTCTGCTCAAGACGCGCCTGCACATGAGCGAAATGGGCAAGACAGGCGGTACGCAAGAAAAGGCAGGGCAGATGGCAAGCGACCTGCGCGACGCCTTCAACTCCGTGGGGCATCCGTCATGCTGACGCCCCGCTGGTACCGTCTCAGGGAGCACGACGGGCAGGACGCGCTCTGGCGATCCAAGGCCCGGTTCGTTGTCCTTCCGTGCGGAAGGCGCTCCGGCAAGTCGGAGATCGCAAAGAGGAAGCTTATTCTTGCGGCGCTCAACCCCAACACGGGCTACGACGATCCGAACTACTTCGCGGCGGCTCCCACGCGGGACCAGGCCAAGCGCATTTTCTGGCGCGACCTGAAGGCGATGATTCCGAAGGAGTGGATCGTTAAGGTGAGTGAGTCCGAGCTTCTCATCGAGCTTGTGAACGGGGCGTCCGTCTACGTCGTGGGCATGGACAAGCCGGAGCGCATCGAGGGCCTTTCATGGAACGGCGGCATCCTCGACGAGTACGCCAACATGAAGCCAAGCGCGTGGCAGGAGAACGTGCGCCCCGCCCTCTCGGACAGAAGCGGCTGGTGCTGGCTGATAGGCGTTCCTGAAGGACGGAACCACTACTACGACGCATGGGAGTACGCCCGTTCAGGAAAAGACCCCGAATGGGCGGGCTTCACATGGAAGTCTTCGGAGATTCTGCCGGAGTCCGAAATCGAAAGCGCGAGGGCCGTTCTCGACCCGCTGACGTTCCAGCAGGAGTACGAGGCCAGCTTCGTGACGTTCGAGGGGCGGTGCTACTATCCGTTTCTCCGCGAGACGCACTGCGCCCCGCTCTTCCATCTGTACAGGCCAGACGCTCCCCTCGCCTTCTGCTTCGACTTCAACGTCGACCCCGGCGTTGCCTGCGTCTGTCAGGAAGTCCGGCTTCCTTCCGGCGTGGACGGGACCGCCGTCATAGGGGAGGTCTGGATTCCCCGCAACTCGAACACGCCTGCCGTGTGCAGAAGGCTCGTTCAGGACTGGGGAAGCCACCGCGGAAGGATAGTCTGCTACGGCGATGCGTCGGGAGGAGCGAGAGGCACCGCGAAGGTCATGGGCAGCGACTGGGACCTAATCAGGGCCGAGTTCCGCAAGGCCCCTTTCGCCGACCGCGTGTCGTACAGGGTGCCGAAGGCGAATCCGCCGGAGCGCTCAAGGGTGAACGCGGTCAACTCTCGTCTGATGTCGGGCGACGGCGTCATCCGGCTGATGGTCGACGAAGAAAAGGCCCCGCATGTCGTAAAGGATCTTGAAGGCGTCATCCTGCTGAAGGGAGGCTCTGGCGAGATAGACAAGAAGGCCACGCCGGAGCTGACTCACATTTCGGACGCCCTTGGCTATGCCGTCTCAAAGGAATGGCCTCTTGTCAGAATGGGCACTTCCGTTTCCACAACCTCAACCCTGCGCTGGTAGCGCAAAGGAGCAACTACCATGGACATTTCCTCCGCGGCTTCCAGCCAGGTCGCCGCTTCCGTGGACACCGTAAGCCCCGAGTTTCTGGCACAGCGCCAGCGAATGAAAATCTGCCACGATCTCTACGCCGGAGCCGAAGGCATGAGGCAGGCAGGCGTGGAGTACGTCGAGCGCGGGGACGGCGAGAGCGCCAAGGCATACGCGACCCGCCTTGCCCGCCCTGCCCTGCTGAACTCGTTCAAGCGCACCATCGAATACATGCGGGGCCAGGTCTTCCAGCGCAATGTGTCGCTGGGCGAGGACGCTGGCGAGGCCTTCGAGCAGTGGGCCGAGGACGTTGACCATCAGGGAAACAACCTCACGACGTGGGGTGCCAAAACCTTCGAGGCTGGCCTGCGCGACGGCGTGGTCTTCGTGCTGGCAGACTACAGTCGCGTCCAGATGCGGACAGCCGAGAGCGGGGCCGTGGAGTGGCTGGACGAGGCCACGGGCGAATGGAAGCCCAAGACGCAGCAGGCAGACGCTGAGCAGGGATGGTCGCCCTACCTCGTGCGGGTCGAGGCCGGAGACGTGCTGGACGTGTGGACGGAGACTCAGGACGGCAGGGACACCATCACCCATTTCCGCTACATGGAGCACGGCCTTGAGGACTCCCCGCTCTCCGAATGGAGCAGGCAGGACGTCTGGCGCATCCATGCGTGGTGGGCAGACCGCTGGCAGAAGTTCGTCAAGCACGGCGTTTCCGGGCAGTGGGAGCTTGAAGCAGAGGGGCCGAACCAGCTTGGCATCGTCCCCGTGACCGTCTTCATGCCTGGGGAGCAGGCGGGGCCGAGCACTGCCCGCCCTGCCCTTGCCGACTTGGCAGACCTCAACCGCAGGCACTGGGCCGCGTCCTGCGGGCACTGCGAGCTGATGGAGTACGTCAGGCGTCCCGTGTGGTTCGGCAAGGCCATCGGGCGCATCCGCAACCCCGACGGCACGGAATCGGACGTGGTTGTGGGCGCTGGACGCATGATAAGCGCCGAAGACCCACAGGCAGACCTCAAGAGCGTTGGCGTGGACAGCGCCGCTGTCACCGCTTCGGCGCAGGAGCTGGAAAGCCTCAAGAACGAGATGGCCATGTATGGCCTGCAGCTTCTCCAGCCGAAGAACGGCAAGCAGACCGCGACCGAGGTTGACCGCTCTGCCAGCGAGAACAACTGCACCCTCGCCGCATGGGCGCTCAAATTCCAGGACGCGCTGGAGAACTGCCTGCACGACGTGGCCCTGTGGTGGGGCATGGAGGACGGCCCGTCCTGCTCCGTGAACAACGTCTTCAGCAGGCAGGCGAAGGATGATTATCTGCTGGAGATGTACCGCGCCGGAGCCGTCAGCCTTGAGAGCTACCTTTCTCTGCTCAAGGCCACTGGCACCCTGCCGGATGACTTCGACATCGAGGCCGAGGCCGAGAAGACGGCGCGAAGCACCATGATGAACGGCGCATCTACTGGCATCGCCTCGCTGGCGTCCATGCTCAACGGGGGCCGTCCGAAGGTACAGGAGCCGGAAGAGCCGAAGCAGAACGCCCCGCAGGAGGAGCAGGAGGCCTAGCCCGTGACGGACTACGAAGCCTATCTCATAGCGCGGGGCCAGCTCTGGAAGCAGGAGTTGGAGGCCTTCGACGGTGCCGTGGTCGCGGAGCTTCTGCGCTCCATGCGCCAGATCCGGCGCGAGGTCGAGGCCCAGATTGCGGAGCTTGACCTCTCCAGCCCCGCCGACCTGCTGGACAAGGAGAGGCTGGAGCGCCTTGAGGCGTGGATTGATTCCGTCACGGCGGCCGCGTCTTCCATCACGGAGGGCGTCGCCGTCGAGGCAGGCATCAGCTCCGCACTGGCATCAGCCACAGCCACAGTTGCCATGCTCAACCTTGACGGGGCCATCTCTGCGTTCCGCGACGTAGGCCTGACGCGGGAGCAAATCGCCGTGTGGTACGGCGAGGCCGCCGAGCTGGTGGACGGATACAGCCTGCGGGGCCTCCTGCGGGGCATGTCGGCGCAGGCCAAGCAGACCATCCTCGACAGCCTCCGCACGTCCGTCACCATGGGCGAGAGCGTGGCGAGGTCCGTGGACAGGCTTCTGCGGGACGCCATGGAGGCAGGGCTGGAGATGACCGAGCGCGGGGCCGTCTCGACCGTCAGGACGGCGATACAGGCGGGTGCTGTGCAGGCGATGGATAAGGTCTACAATGCAAATCAAGATTTAATTGGCAAGTGGAGATGGGTTGCAAAGCTAGATTCGAGAGTCTGTCGCGTTTGTGCTTCTAGAGATGGCATGATGTTTGAGATGGAACAAGGGCCAACAATGCCAGCACATCC